TTTTTGTGTAAGTAAATTACATTTAGGGACTCATGACAAAACAGTTACGTTAAGCGACTTTGCGCCACAGCCTTCGACAAACGTTGTTAAGATCGTCTAATTCTGTGATCTGCTCATCAAAAAGATAAGTGCCGCTAAACTCAACCGCCTTCACATCGAATAACTCATTCCAAACAATACAGGCATCACGCAAAAAGCGATCATCGCCCAAACTGCTCAAAATGTATCCTGCCAGTCGAGTTTTGTGGTGGCCCATGCTCTCATCGGGCCGTTCAGGGTGGAGAAAACCCGCCCACCACTTATCGACATTCAGCAACTTTGGGACACCTGTGGATACGTTGAAACCAAGCCAATGAATTTCTCCAATGACAGATTTAGCTTCAGAAATCGTAAACCCACAGTCATGGCAGCCACGCACGAAATCCTCCCAATGCTGAGCATCAGAGAGATGGAGGATTAGATCATCGCCGAACACTTTAAATTTAAGCGCTCGCCTCTGCCCTGAACCACAAACGACCAAGGTCATGTTAAGCAAACAACCAATTATGTGAGTAAATCCGCTGCCAGAACGAATGCCACCCTTAAGGCGAACTAATCTCCCAGCATATCGAATAATAGTCTCACATTGGTAATCAGCCAACAAGCGAAATAGTTTATCCTCCCAGGTGTTCAATTGAAGTAATCGCCTTACTAACTCGAAAAGGTATCTCACCTGCTTGATCTTGGCAGAGATGTCGAAATCGGATACATCGGCTGATGCTGTGGAATGCGCGGGGAATCTAGCTTCAAGAAGCCGACCATCACCCTCAAGCCAATTAAATCCTGTGCCAATAGGGTGATCCATTCCCAAGCTTTTAAAAAGCCTAGTGATTGGTACTGAGAAAAAGGCCTCAGCAAAGGACACAGCCGCAGGAGTTACAAACACCGTACGAACTTTGTGCTTATCACCTTGAACCAAATGTCTTCGAAAAGCGATGGTTGTAGGCACATCGATAAATCCCTGTCCCATCCACCTATTAATCTCACGATCAATGTGGCGTCTAGGAACGTCGTGTTTGAAGCGAAAGATTCGGGAAAATCCATCGCCATCAAAACTCAATCCAGCGGAAGAATTCAAATTCCTAACATAGGAGCGAACATCCCTACCACGAAGTGGCTGAACTGAGTGTTGCTTTTGAGCAAAGTAACGGTTGAACATGTCATCCGCAGCTTTGATCCACCTATCTTCATTCCAAGGTTTCATCTGGGCTAAGTTAAACTTATCCAAATAATCCTGAAATTCAGTAGGCTTCGGCACGGAACGTCTCCACCCTTGCGGGGCAAGATTCCGCCATATAGTCTTTAAGTGAAGTGAAAACTTAATTTGAGCCATAG